GTTCTGGAACTATTTACAGAAGTTCTGTTCAAAGAGTTGGTGGTATAATTACAACAAGAATTCTAATTGACTTAACTGGTTTAAGATCAACGGGTGGTGCTGACATCATTGGTGTTAATGGAACTGCCTTAGTTTGTCACATTGGTCAAATAACTGCTGCTAGAAATGGTACAATCTTAACAGGTAGTATGGAATGTTTTGAAGCACCAGCAGGTGGCGATCCAGATATTAACGTACATTCTGCAACAGAAGGCACTGGTGTTGAAGACGGAGCTATTGGTGATTTAACAGAAACACTACTGGTTAACGCAGGTGATGCAACAACAGGAAGTAAAGTTTATTTTACTGGTGTTCCTGCAGCAGATGAGTTTCTTTATCTAACAACAGGTGCTGCAACAGATGCAGATTACACTGCTGGTAAGTTATTCATTGAATTAATGGGTTACGAAGCTTAATAGGAGGTTAGCATGGCATCTAGATCTGATGTAAAAGCGTTTAACCATGATCAAGGAGACGATGCAGCAGTAGTAGGACCTACGAGATCAAGAATAAGACAAATTCTTATATTTGGTAATTCGGCAGGTGCTTTAACAATAACAGATGGTAACGGTGGAGCAAATTTATTGGTTCAAAGTTTTCCAACTGGACTACATACCATGAATATTCCAGACGCTGGAGTATTAGCTGAAAGTGGAGCTTATGTATCTGCTTTCACTGGCAGTGGTAACAAGCTGACTATATTTCTGTCATGACCAGAAAGAGGGATAAACAACCTCCGAAAACTAAAAAGTATTTCCGCTCTACTAAAAGTGGGGCGGGAATGACTAAAAAGGGTGTCGAAAAATATCGTAGAGATAACCCTGGAAGTAAACTAAAAACAGCAGTTACTGGTAAAGTAAAAAAAGGTAGCACTGCTGCAAAGAGACGTAAGTCATATTGTGCACGATCAGCGGGGCAAATGAAACAATTTCCTAAAGCTGCAAAGAATCCTAATAGTAGATTAAGACAAGCTAGAAGAAGGTGGAAGTGCTAATGAATACTAAAGAGATTTCAACTGGTGTAATGATAGTTTTATTTGCAGGTGCGATTGGGTGGTCTGTATCTACTTTGATTGAGGTTGATAAAAGAACAGCTATTATGGCAGAAAAGGTATCTGAAAATCACAAGATGATAAAACCTCTATGGGAAGATTTTATTAGGAGAAAGCAAGATGGTTATGTCGAGGGGCTCGATGAGCAAACAGATAAAAAATTCAGTTTCAAATGGAAATAAAAAAAGACCAAAAAGAAAACGAAAAACAAAAAATATTCAGAGGAAGTCCTGTTAAGTACTGTTTAAAGTGTGGAAAGAAAAAATGGATTTGTACATGTTATAGGATTACTGGATTAGAGGAGTTAAGAAATGCCAAAAGACGCATGTTATCACAAAGTAAAAGCAAGATTTAAAGTTTTTCCAAGTGCTTATGCTGGGGGTGCCATTGCAAAATGCCGTAAAGTTGGTGCTGCTAACTATGGTAACAAGACTAAGAAAAAAGCAGATGGTGGCGTAGTTACTGCAAAACAAGGTATAGCTTTTACAAAAAGAAAATCAAAGAAGAAAAACGTAGCTAGAGGTTGTGGTCAAGTTTTAAATGAAAGACGTAAAATCACAAAGTATAGATAATGGCAGTAAGAAAGACAAAAGCAGGTCTAGCCTTAAAGAGATGGTTTAAGGAAGATTGGAAAGATGTTAAGACGGGCAAGGCTTGTGGTCGTCAGAAAGGTGAAAAAAGAGGTACGCCTTATTGTCGCCCAAGTAAAAGGGTGTCTTCGAAAACTCCAAAAACGTCTTCGGAGATGACTTCTGCTGAAAAACGTAGTAGAATAAATCAGAAGAATAAGTTAGGTCAACCAGCAGGTAAGCCTAGAAGAGTAAAGTCTCTTAGGAGAAAGAAAAAATAAATGGCAACATCAAACTCAAGAGATTTCGACTTAGATGTCGGTGAAATAATAGAAGAGGCTTATGAGCGTTGTGGCTTGGAGATGCGAACTGGCTATGATGCCAGAACTGCTAGACGTTCATTAAACCTTATGTTTGCTGATTGGGCAAACAGAGGTTTGAATATGTGGACAGTCACACAAGCTACTAAAGCTATTACTTCTGGTACGGCAACTTATTCTTTCGATGCTACTTATGTCGATCTCTTGGAAGTTGTTTTAAGAAACAGTAGTGGTACAGATTTTACTCTAAGTCAAATGAGTAGAAGTGAGTATTTAACAACTCCAAACAAGACAACAACTGGACAACCTAGTCAGTATTTCTTTGATAGGCAAACTATTCCAACTATTACTCTTTGGGCAACTCCAAATGCTTCTTATACATTAGTCTATTATTATGTAAGTCGTATTCAAGATGCAGACGCTTTAGTCAATAATGCAGACGCTCCATTTAGATTTCTTCCTTGTATGGTAGCAGGACTAGCTTACTATTTAGCTATGAAGAAAGCACCAGATAGAGTTCAACTATTAAAAGCCGTTTATGAAGAAGAGTTTCAACGAGCCGCAGCCGAGGATGCTAATAGCACTCCTTTAAAATTAACACCTAGCATGACATACTATAGTTACTGATATGGCTAGATACGCAACAGGAAAAAAAGCATGGGCATACTCAGATCGTTCTGGATTTCGTTATCGTTTGCGAGAAATGAAAACTGAATGGAATGGCTTGAAGGTTGGTCCTGATGAGTATGAAGCTAAACACCCACAGTTAGAGCCTAACCACCCTGGTCCAGATCCGACAGCCTTGTACCAACCACGAGTTGACGCAAGGACAGAAGTGACCGTAGAGAATCTTCTTGGGCTAAATCCATTTACTAGTACGGCTAGTAGTGCAGTAATAACTGTATTAGAGCCTTCTCATGGTAGATCAACAAGTGATACTGTTAGATTTAGAAATGTGTCTAGCTTTGACGGATTTACAAAAACAGTGCTTGAGAATGCTAGTGGGTATACAATAACTAAGGTTGATGACGATAGATATAGTTTTTCTGCTAGTAGTGGTACGGCAACAAGTGGAGTAAAAGGTGGTGGTGGTAGAGTTACTGCTGGCCCAGTTACATTGGGGACATAAATGAGTTTTACATTAGCAACATTAAAAACAGCAATTCAAGATTACACTGACAATAGTGAAGCTACTTTTGTTACACATCTTCCAGACTTTATTAAAGCAGCAGAAGAAAAGATATTAAAGAGTGTTGATCTAGATTATTTTAGAAAAAATGTAACAAGTGCATTAACATCTTCAGATCAATATTTAACTATACCAAGCGACTATTTAGCATCATTCTCGTTGCAGATAACAACATCCGGCTCTGAAGGTTTTTTACTTCAGAAAGATGTAAACTTTTTAAGAGAGTATACACCTAATGCATCAACAACGGGTTTACCTAAATATTATGCACGATTTGATGAAGACAATTTTATTATAGCACCAACACCAGACAGTAATTATACTATAGAATTACATTATTATCATAGACCTGCTAGTTTGACCGCAGGTGCTGATAGTGGTACAACTTGGGTTAGTACAAATGCACCGTTTGCCTTGCTTTATGGTTCTCTTGTAGAGGCTTATACTTTCATGAAAGGTGAGCCAGACGTTATACAAAACTACGATAAGTTGTATATGCAGTACTTAGAAAGAGTAAAAGACTTAGGTGAAGCAAGAGAAAACACTGATGGTTATAGAGTTGGTCTACCATCAAGACCAAGAACATAGGAGTAAACAATGGCAACAGCAAATGCATCAACCAATTATCTAGAGAGAAGAATATTACATTATATATTCAAGAACAACTCTCTTAGTTTCTCTAGTCCTGGAGATAGTATTTATGTAGGATTGGCAACAGCAGTATCTGCCGCAGAAACTGGTTCACTTACGGAAGCAACCTTTACAAACTACGCAAGGCAACAAGTAGCTGCTTCTGGTTGGACAACTGTAGGAGCAGATTCAACAGATACACAGACTGCAACTAATGCAGCGAATATTGAGTTTCCAGCCTCTGGTGGGACAAACAATACAATAACACATGTGTTTGTTGTAGACGCTTCAAGCAGTGGTAATATATTATTTGTAGGAGCTTTGGATGCTAGTAAGGTTATAGCATCAGGTGATATTTTTAGAATTAATGCAGGGAATCTTACTATAGAGTTGAAATAATGGCACTAGTAATATCAGACAGAGTAAAAGAAACCACGACTACAACTGGTACTGGCACATATACTTTAGGTGGTGCTGTTACTGGCTTTGAGACTTTTACTGCTAATTTAAGTAACTCTGATACCACATATTATGCTTGTTCCGATGGTACAGACTTCGAGGTTGGTTTAGGCACATTCACATCTTCTGGTACTACATTAGCTAGAACAACTATCTTAGCTAGTTCTAATTCTAATAATGCAGTTAGCTGGAGTTCTGGAACAAGAACAATATTTTGTACGTTACCTGCAGCCAAAACAGTATTTTTAGATGCTAGTGGCAATGCAACATTAGGTGCAGATTTATCAGTTGGTGATGATCTAACGGTAAATGGTGGTGTTATAGATGTTAAGAATACTGGGGCACAATCTGTTGTTAGATTTTATTGTGAATCTAGTAATGCTCACTATACCGAAATAAAAGCAGCTCCTCACTCTGCTTATTCTGGTAATGCAACTCTTGTTCTTCCATCTTCAAACGACACTATTGTGGGTAGAGCCACTACAGATACTTTAACAAATAAAACTATTGATGCTTCTCAGTTATCTGGAACTGTAGCCAATGCAAGATTGGATGCAGAATTACAAGCACTTGCTGGATTAACATCTGCTGCAGATAAAGGTATACAGTTCACTGGTTCGGGTGCCGCTGCAACATATGACTTAACTGCGGCTGGAAAAGCATTATTAGATGATGCAGATGCAGCAGCACAAAGATCAACATTAGGTTTAGGAACAGCTTCTACACTTGCAGTAGGCGTATCAAATACAAATGTAGCACAGTTTGGTTCTGGTATTGCAGATAATGATTTTTTAAAAATAAATAGTACTACAGTTGAAGGCAGAAGTGCCGCTGAAGTCTTGTCGGATATTGGCGGACAAGCTAGTTTAACATTTGGTATATCTAATACTAATGCAGTTAAAATTGACAGTGCAAGTGTAGCAGATGATGAGTATGCTAGATTTACTGCAAATGGATTAGAGAGTAGAAGTAATAGTGAAGTATTAAGTGATATAGGTGCCACAAGTGCTACAGATGCAGCAAACGAGGCAACAGCATTAGCAATAGCGTTAGGATAATAATATGGCAAATACATTTAAAGTCGTTAACTTTGCAGCCGAGCCTGCTTCAAGCGGAACTCCGTATGTAGTCTACACGGCAGCAAGTAGTACAACAACAATCGTTCTTGGATTGGTATTATCAAATATACACACCTCTCAAGTTACTGC